TATTGACTACCGAAAAAGCACTTGTAGCCGCGCCTGCGGTTATGTTTCCGACAATGCTTGCCGTTGCTGGCGATGCCGCTGAAAACGTCAAGCAAGTAACAGAAGCCGTTAAGCCTTTGTGCGTCACGTTTGCCGTCAAAGTAACACCACTGTTGAGAACGTATGTGCCTGTCCCTGCGTTGCTCAACTCGGTGCAAGTCACGCTTGCAGTGATCGTGATCGTGTGAGTGGTCGAGGCGCGAGCTTCGTCCGCTGCCCCTGGCACAATGCCTCCGACCCAAGTTGCGCCAGCGTTGAAATTACCTGTTGCCGCTGAAAGAATGAGTGCCATTTTTTACAGCCCCTTCGCGTAGATAAATTCTTGGATGCTTGCGGAAATTTGAGCAACGGCGGTCTTCGTGGGCGCGTCAACATTATCAACGCTACCGAGTGCCATCGTGCGTGCGTAGTCGTTGGCGAGAATAACTTCGCCATTCGCGATTCGCGTAGGCAAAAGGCGCATAGCCACGTTCGCATCTTCGCTTGCGTCTGGATTTACAACAGACGTGATCGCGAGATTGATTGTATAAATGTCGTATGTCTCTCCGTCGATGATGATGGGATTTGTAGGTTTCATATTTAAGCTAGTAAAATTAATGCGCTGGTTTCGGTTGGCTTGGGAAATTTGAGTTCAAAAGTGCTGTTGTAAACGTGCTTCTCCGTCCCGATGCTAAGAACAATCAAAGCGGCGTTGCCTTTGGAGGAGTTGTAGATCATCGCTCCGGCTGCCGCGAATGTTGCAGATTTGATGACAACGTCATCAAATGTTATAAAGGCATTTTTGCCTATAATCCCTGTGCGATGTCCCTTTAGTGCTACGCCTCCGGCGTTGTAGCCCATGCCTTTAATCTCGCCTTCGGTTGTGTAGGCTTTCGTTGTCGGCCCGATCTTTGCCGATGCGCTGTAAAGCGCGATCCGGTAATCGTCGCCGGGTTGGTGGACGCCGGTGATGAGTGCTTTCTTTGCTTCTAGTGCTATGCCGTGAGTTATCATTTATTTTTTCTCCCATTGCGCCATGCAAACGGCGGTGCGCTGACTCTCGTCTGGATATTCGCTCGTCATCGTTCCGCTCACCATGCAACGACTAATAAAGTCGTCTTGCTCTTCGTCCTTTTCTGGAGTCGGCATAACAAGCTCGTGTTTTGTTTCAAATCCGGTGATGCGTCCGAACGTATCGCGAACGGCGAGCGATACTTTCATTTGCTCAGGCTGTGATGCCTGCATTCCTTTTACTTTGTCAGCGGCCCAGGTCTGTCCTGCGTCTCCGCCCCACAACGCCCATGCAATGCGGCCTGGGGACGGGAAGCCGTCCTCGCCTGGTTGAAAACCCTGTCCCTTTTTATCAACTTCGTGCCGCGAGAAAAACGAGTGCATCCGCTTCACCGTATCATCCGAAAGATTCTTGCCGTTGCTGATGTCGCGAGCGCGTGCGACTCCGACTTCGGTTCCGCCTCGGTTGTATTTCCTGCGCCACTCCAAGCCACGAGCGGCCTCCTCGACCATGCCCTTGCTAGGCTTGTTTTGATCGGCCTCAAATGCGGACGGTGCTGGTTCTGCCTGCGGCTTTACTGGATCGGCGTTGATGATTTTGTTTGCGCTTGCTTCGTCCATTCCGAAGACAACGCGAAGGATAACTGCAATTTGTTCCGCTGAAAGTTCGCCGCGACCGAATGCCGATAGGATGCCAGCGAGTGCATCCGTGCCACCAATGCCGATGCTCTCGATAAGCGGAGCAACTTCGTTTTTGCTCTCGTCAAAAATGGCATCGATAGTCGTAGTCGGAACGGAATCAGAAATGCGGTTGGGTTGGATGTCGAACTCTTGACCGAGTTCTTTGATCATGTTCGCCTCCTTCGCTCTTGCGCGTAGTGCCTCTTCGTAGTCCTCGCCCATGTCGCTGTAGATTTGTCCAGCAGTCTTCAAGCCAGCTTTCCAAAGTGCAATATCGGCATTGGCTTCGCGTCCGTAATCAATGCTTACCTTGGCAGGCCAGCACCAGCGGCCATCGAGAAGGTATTCGGAATCTGGAATGAGTCCACGCGAAGCGGCATCGAGCAAGATAACATTCTTGATGCGGTTTAAAAACTGACCTTCCAAGAGTCCACGCCACCGAAGGAACGTGCGCTCTGCCATCGCGGCCTCCATTCTCGCCATAGGCCCCGACTTGTCGGCGTCGAATGCAAATCCATATGGCAAGCCGACTGCCATGCAAATGTGCGCCTGCACCAAGCGGATGAACTCTCCGAATGCGCCTGTCGGACGATCCGACTTGAACATTTCCATTTTCTCGCCTGCGCTCAAATAATTGACCGTGCCCGGATCGAGAGACTGCAATCGTGCGACCTGTCCTTGGTCGTTCGTGTTGCCGCGAGCGAAATAGTCTCCAGCATCAGCGGCTCCGCTCTCGGTGGTGATGACTCCGGACTGATACGAAGCGTACTTGATCGCCTGTACCTCGGCCTTGATCGCTTCTTGCAAGTCGCGAGTTGCGTTCAGCGCAGTAGCGAAAGCACTTCTCCCACGATATTCGTCCAACCGTGCGGCGTCGAACAGGTGAATGAATTCTTTTGCAACAATATTAACAGGAGAAACATACTGGTTATTAATAGTACGCGTGAAAATTGTGTATGAAACGGGTCTTCCATATTCGTCGGTATTGATGCCTCCAATATATCTGTCTGTATCTGTTTGGTCGTAAGGCGAACCGATGCGATCGGCCTCCACGCTTTGTAGTTTTAAATTCTCTTTATCTCTGACAATAATGAATCCGCAGTCGCCATCGCGAAGCATTGCCGTTACAGCGAGTTGTAAAAGCGTTGTGAAATTGTGCCTGCCTAAAAAGTCGCAGTCGTTGCACCATTTCTGCCAGTATCTTTCAATAGCTGTATCCGCTTCGCGGTTGCCGGTGCGGGCTTGGTAAGCGATGCGCCCCGAAACGTAAGTTGCAAATTTGAGAAGTAGAGAACGGACAGGAGGAAAATTGTCTGCGAGATCGCGAGCGGCTCGGATGAGCGAATACCTTTCGCGAGTTCCGCTTGTGTCCTCGCCACCGCTAACGCCGCGCGAGATGCCGCGCTTTTCAGAAGTCAAGGCTGAGTCGAAGCGACCGAAGTTGCGCAATTTCGCTTGATTAACCATGCGGTCAAGAGCGGCCTTGGGCGACACGAACGAAATGGCTTTTGTGATGATGTCTTGCGTCATGGTCGTTGCGTCGGGAAGGTCGGCGTGTAACGAGATACACGAGAACCGGAGGCGTTGTCAAGTGCAGCTTGCAGTTCCTTTATGGTCTGCGCGACCTCGGCAAGGTTGGCGCGAGTGAAGCTTCGGCCTGCTATGCTGTAGCTCGCGCCGGCAATGGCGATTGCTTTTAAGCAAGCCGTGAAATCGGTCTGTAATTCTTGCAGAGTTGCAAGCGGTAAACCAAAGAATGATTTGTTCATCGCCATTTAAAAGTTCGTTGTGTCAATTCTCACCTATCGGCAAAACGCCAGCCAGCATCGCGGACGCGAGCGCGATGCACTCGCAGTCCCAAAGATGGTTCGGCCTGCCGCCGATGCGAACCCATCGTTGCTCGACTTGTTTTGTTTTGGAATTGGTCACGTCCTTTTTCATCTCCGACAACATCTGTTTTCTGTAGTCGTCCGAAACATCCCTTGCAACTTCCCATTTCGGCACAGCGTCAGCCTGGCGAAGCGAAGCTAATTTATCTTTTATGCCTTCGTTCGAGAAAAAGAAATACGCGCATTTCAGTCCGTCCGATCCGGCTTGCGCTCCTTCGATCTTTGAGACGAAACGGCGAGTCCTTCTCCCGCCGTCGATGTGATAAAAGCCGTCCTGCCCCGATCCGTGCGATGCCGTCCACCCGCGTCGAGCACATTGCTCGTAGACCAACGGCGTATCGTAGCCGGCATCCACAACAACGCACCGCGGCACTACGTCAAATTGTTGCTGGATGGCGTCGAGCGTCTCCCAAGTCAGCGGCCTTGACTCGTGCAGAAGCATAGAAGAGCCGTCCACTCGGAAGGCGCGGACGATGCACCAGAAGTGATCGCGCTGTTTGTCCACGGTCATAAAGCGTCGGTGTTCGCCGTCGATCTTCTGGCCTTCCAAGTATTCGGCCTTGGCGTAGTCGCCTGTCGTGATCTCCGGCAGATCGCTTGTCACTTCGTCCTGCCACGTTTGCGCCTTGCGCTTTTGGATAAATTGTTTTAACGGTTCCAAGTTGCCGCTGCTCTTGGCTTCGTTGGCTTCGATCCATTCTTTCACAATGCTAAACCACGGTATCCACCAGACGGCGTAAGCCGGATACTCGAAAGATCGATGACCTCGCACCGGATGTGGGTTGAGTGCGCGATACGTTGCAGTATTTGCAAGGTTGCGTCGAGTGCTGGCATCGTCTTTGTATCTCGTTTCGCAATGCTCGCACTTCATGTTGACCGAATCCTGGACCCTATCCCACAAGATGCCGCCCTTGTCGTCGCGTTCGGTCACATATTCGATCTGATCGAACAAGTATCGCTGCCAGTTCCCGCATTGGGAACAACTCCAACCCCAGACTTCTCGCGATCCGCTGTCCCATTCGGCGTCCGCTTCATGTCCTGCGTCCCACCCCTGCGAGACGAGAAGCGTCTTTCGGTTCCATCTGTCGTGGTGTCGAGCCTTGAGTTCCTTAATCATGCCGCTTTTCCATCGCCAGACTTCGTCACCGATGCAATAGCGCATC